AGAAATGTTCCGTAGTGAAGGTTGGGAATACTTCTTAAATGATCTCAGAGGAAGCGTCCCGAACGTCAACTCCGTTGAGGTTACTAAAGACTTAACAGACTTATTCTTTCGTAAAGGTCAGCTTGCAATCATGGGTAATATTCTTAACCTTGAAGCACAGCTAGAAAGCGTTGTTGAAGAACGCAATAACCCACAGGACAACGATCAAGAAGAAGCCGCTTAATGCGTCTTATCTTTGATTTCAGATGCCCTGATAATCACGTTACGGAGGCCCTAGTAGCCTCTGACGAGACAGAACACACCTGTGGTTTATGTAACAAGATTGCAACTAGAATTATATCTCCTGTCCGCTGCTCACTTGACCCCATTAGTGGGGACTTTGTAGGTGCGACTATGAAGTGGGCTAAACAGCGCGAACAGAAGATAAGACTAGAAAGAAAGGCAAACTCGGAGTAGACCTTTCTTATACAAACCATGTCACTCCATAATACGTTAGTACGGAGATTTAATAATGGCTACACTCTTAGATGAGCGTCTTGAAGAAGAAGAACAGCAACAAACTGAACAAGACGGTAATTATGACAACGACCCTGTAGAGCAGGAAACTCAGTCAGAAGTGCCAGACAAGTACAAAGGTAAATCAGCGGAAGATCTAGTACGGATGCACCAAGAGGCTGAAAAGCTCTTGGGCCGTCAAAGCTCTGAAGTAGGTGAACTAAGACAGGTTGTTGACAGTTACATTCAGACACAACTCTCAAACCAACAAGCACCACAGCAACAAGAAACTGTTGATGAGGTGGATTTTTTCTCAGATCCAGAAGAGGCCGTTAAACGAGCCATTGATAACCATCCGAAGATCAGAGAAGCTGAGAACATCAGTAAGCAGTACCAAAAGACCACTGCCCTGTCTCAACTTCAACAAGATCATCCCGACATGCAAAACATCCTAACGGATGCTAAGTTTGCGGAATGGATTAAAGGTTCAAAGATACGAACTCAACTGTACGTACAAGCAGACAAGCAATACGATTACGAAGCTGCACACGAACTGTTTACTCTTTGGAAAGAGCGTAAGCAAGTCGTACAGCAAACAGCTAACGCTGAAAAGCAAGGTCGTAAGCAGGCTGTGAAGAACGCATCAACTGGCGCAGCCACTGGTAGTTCTGAAACGAAAACGAGAAAGATTTACCGAAGAGCAGACATTATTAAACTTATGCGTACAGACCCTGAGCGGTATCAATCATTGTCCGATGAGATTATGAAGGCTTACCAAGAGGGGAGGGTACGAAACTAATCTATTAAGGAAATCTTAAAATGGCTACTTCAGTATATCCCAGTCAAACAGGTGCGGTAGACAATGCTCGCGCCGCTACATTTATCCCCGAGATTTGGAGTGACGAAATCGTTGCTGCTTATCAGGCTAACCTAGTTCTTGCTAATCTCGTTAAGAAGATGGCAATGGTAGGTAAGAAAGGGGACACCATTCACATTCCTAAACCTACCCGTGGCGTTGCTACTGCTAAGGCAGCAAAGACTGCTGTAACGATTCAGGCAGACACTGAGAGTGAAGTGCAAGTCATTATTGACAAGCATTTTGAATACTCTCGCATGATTGAAGACATCACCGAAGCACAAGCTTTGTCTTCTCTCCGACAGTTCTACACAGGTGACGCAGGTTACGCCCTTGCCAAGCAAGTGGACAATGACCTCTTCTCTTTGGGTAAGTCTTTTGGTGACGGTGACGGTTCTGATTGGACTAACAGTGCTACGTTTATCCCAACAACTACTGGGCTTGCTGCCTATGCTGGTGCTGGTACTACTGCCGCTTTCAATGACAATGCTTTCCGAGCTTTGATTCAGAAGATGGATGATGCAGACGTACCTATGGACAATCGTTCATTTGTTGTTCCTCCTTCATTGCGTAATGCAATCATGGGTGTTGAACGATATGTGTCTTCAGACTTTGTTGACGGTCGTGGCGTTCAGAACGGTAAGATTGGTAACTTGTACGGCGTTGACGTATTCGTAACTAGTAACTGTCCTTTGACTCACAGCACCACTGTTAAAGCTGCCTTCCTTATCCACAAGGATACGATGGTTATGGCTGAACAGCAGGGCATCCGCTCACAGACTCAATACAAGCAAGAGTTCTTGGGTACGCTTTATACCGCAGACACGCTCTACGGTGTTAAGACGTTACGTCCAGAATCAGGTTTTGTATTGGCTGTAGCCGCTTAATCTATAAAAATATGTGTGAGGGAAAGCCTTAGGGCAAGTACCTCACTTTTTATTTGTTTATTTTTCTAGTAACAGTGGAGAGCGAATATGGCGATATTTAGAGGGGACGGAGGGTCTGGGGACAGTAGTACAGATGCCTACGCCAGTCAAATAGCACTATATGCTCAAACTGCTACTACAAAAGCAAATGAAGCAGAAGCCTCTGCAACCGCAGCGGCCACAAGTGCAACTAACGCAGCTAACAGTGAAACTGCTGTAGATGCAGACGCTACCGCAGCGGCTAACAGTGCTGCCGCAGCAGCGACCAGCGCAACAACTGCATCCACAGGTGCAACTAACTCCGGCAATAGCGCAACTGCTGCCGCAACAAGCGCAACCAATGCAGCGACAAGCGCGACTAATTCAGCAACCTCTGCAACCGCCTCAGGGACTTCAGAGACGAACGCAGCGACGAGTGCTACTACAGCTACTACTAAGGCCTCAGAAGCCGCCACAAGCGCCTCAGGTGCGTCTGGCAGTGCTACAGCAGCGGGGACTAGCGCAACTAATGCAGCAACCAGCGCCACTAACGCTGGGACAAGTGAAAGTAACGCTTCCACCAGCGCCTCCACAGCGAGCACTAAGGCGGGGGAAGCATCCACCAGTGCTACTAACGCAGCGACGAGTGCTACTAATGCGTCTACTTCAGAAACCAACGCAGCGTCCAGTGCCACCAGTTCAGCGGGTAGCGCCACTACAGCTACAACTAAAGCAGGCGAAGCAGCAACCAGCGCAACAGCAGCAGCAGGAAGTGCAACCACAGCAACCACTAAGGCCAGCGAAGCCAGCACTTCGGCTACTAATGCCGCAACGTCTGAAACAAATGCTGGTAACTCTGCTACAGCTTCTGCTACGTCCGCTACCAACGCTGCAACCTCCGCAACCAACGCATCTAACAGTGCAACAGCGGCGGCTACAAGCTCAACAAACTCAGCTACAAGCGCAACGGCGGCGGCAGGAAGTGCAACGGCAGCAGCGGCTTCGGCGGCAGCGGCGGTAGCTACTCTATCAAACTTAAACGCAGACAATATGACAACTGGTACGCTCTTAGGCGGCACTTACTAACAAGGGAATTAAACAATGGCTACAACAATTGTAACTAAAAGCGGCTCAGGTGCTCCCGCAGCCTCCGATTTGGTAGCTGGAGAGCTTGCCGTAGACTTAACAAACAAGAGACTTTACACGGAAGACAGTTCCGCAGCCATTATTGAGCTAGGGACTAACCCCAGTGGCAATGTTACCTTTGGTGACAACGGTAAAGCCATCTTCGGCGCTGGCAGTGATCTACAGATTTATCATGATGCCAGCCATAGCTATATTAGCGAACAAGGTACAGGAAACTTGCGGATTTATGCCAATGACCTTGTGCTTGCAAACAATGACGGGTCACAGACATTTTTGTATGGGCAAAACGGTGGGCCTGTCTCATTAAGCTATGCCAATAACGCAAAACTAGCCACCACCTCCACAGGCATCGACGTGACGGGTACGGCCACGGCGGATGGGCTTACTGTAGCTGGCAACATATCAAGCACTCAGGGCGGCACAGCAGCAGCGCCTAAATTTACCTTGAGCGGTAGCACTACAACAGGGCTATTTACTCCCGCAACTGACGCTTTAGGCGTGTCAACCGCTGGCGCAGAACGCATGCGAATCGATTCAGCAGGCAACGTCGGCATCGGGGCGGTCCCTGAAGCATGGACTCTGTTTGACGTGCTGCAAATAGGCGATGGAGGGTCCATAGCAAGCGTCAACGCTTCTTCAAAGACAACCCGATTGGGAAGTAACCTGTATTACGATGGGGCGTGGAAGCGTATGGCGACAGGGACAGCCACCTCCTATGTACAATACAATGGGGATCACATCTGGAACTCCACGGCGTCAGGAACAGCCGATGTCGGGTTCACCGAGACGGAACGCATGCGAATCGATTCCTCAGGCAACGTCGGCATCGGGACGAGTTCGCCGGGTAGACTATTGACAGTTCGAGCGTCTGGAGCGCAGATATCTTTACTATCTGACACCACTGGAAGTTCTGTGGTAAATCTGGGTGATACTGATGATGACAATATCGGCAGGATTCAATATAACAACAGTACCGATGAGATGTCGTTTAGGACAAACACTGCTGACCGTATGACCATCGATTCCGCTGGGAACCTACTACTTGGCAAAACGAGTTCCGCAAATGCTCAAACAACTGCCGGACACTTGTTGTTACCTGACGGTAGACATTATGCGACAGCTTCAGGCGGTCCATCCGGTATTTTCTCTAGAACAACAAGTGATGGAGATATATTAAGTTTTTATCAGGGTTCTACACCTACACTCGTAGGTAGTGTTGGTGCTAACAGTGATGGATTGTATATAAGTTCACCTTATGGGACTGATTCAGGTATACGGTTTGCTAGTAGCCTTATTGCACCATCAACAACTACTGGAGCGAATAGAGATGCGGCTATTGACTTAGGTTATAGCTCTAGTCGCTTCAGAGACCTTCACCTATCACGCAGAGTACACACTGGCGACGGTATCCAAGACGCAGGTTCAGCGGGTTCTGAGTCTGTATTTAATAACGGACAAACCACTGCTAATTTTAGAGTGGCAAGTACTGGTAGCGCGAATACGCTGTTCGTTGACGGTGGTACTAATAACGTCGGCATCGGTACGAATAACCCCAGTTTTGCAACGGGCTCAGGTCTTGAGATTCAAAGAACAACTGCAACCGCAACGCTGAGACTAGAGTATACGGGCAGCAACGCTTTGGAGTTGAGTGCTGAAGTGGGTCAAAACACGTACAACGCCGTATCCTCATTGCCTCATGTATTTGAGATTGGCAGTGTCGAAAAGATGAGGCTGGATCCCAGTGGGAACCTACTGGTGGGTAAGACTACTACAGCGTTTAACACTAAAGGGATGCAAATAGACGGCTCCAACGGTAACTTTTCAATTACTGCTACTGGAGCAACCACGGCATTTTTCAATCGAACCTCAACCGATGGCACTATCGCTGAGTTCTACAAAGACGGCACAACCGTAGGTAGTATTGGTACGGGCAACAGCGGCAACCTTCACATAGGTTCTGGTGATACTGGCATAAACTTTAATGCTGATATTAATTCTGTTTATCCAATTAACCCAACTAGTGGAGCCTCTAGTAACGGCACTATTGATTTAGGTTATGGTGGCATAGCTTTCAAAGACCTCCACCTATCAGGCGGTGCCTACCTCGGCGGCACAACTGCGGCGAATAAGCTGGATGACTATGAGGAAGGTTCATGGACACCTACGTATACCAATATCGGGACAGGCAACTACAATGTTCGGGTTGGTAGATATACTAAAATTGGCGATCAAGTTTTCGCGCAGTTTCACCTTACTGTAAACCCTGTTGGGACAGCTTCTGGTCAATTAATAATTAGCGGACTACCTTTTACAGCGACATCAGATTCTGCAAATTACGGTAGTCAAACAACCCCCCACGCTTCTGGTTGGACAAATAACCTTGTTAACTTAGGCGGTTTAGTAAGTCCCAGTGCAACTGAATCCAGATGTTATTATCAAAATAGCGTCGGTGACATGACGGCAGCTACTCACGCACTTATGGGTAATGGAAACTTCCTAGCAACAATTATTTACAAAACAGCATAACAACTCAACCATACGCCTATCGGACGGTAGGCACAGACAGGAGCAACACAATGGCTTTAGAAAAAGTAGTAACAGAAGACAAGATAGAAATCGTAGGCGAGTACAAGGCAGTACAAGTACGAACCTGCACCAAAGTAATGGAGGACGGCGTCGAGCTATCCTCTGGCTACCACCGCCACGTCGTACAGGCTGGTGACGACTACAGCAACGAATCAGCAGAAGTCCAAGCGATTTGTGCAGTGGTTCACACGGCTGAAGTCATCGCAGCCTTTGAAGCATCACAAGAAGGAGACGCACCATGAGCGCAACGTGGCAAATCAGCCAAATGGAAAGAACGCTTGCAGACGGTGGCGTAGTCGTATGTCACTGGCGAGCTAACGCATCAGAGACTGTAGGCGAAGGCGATGACGCTGTGACTTACTCAGCTTCTAGCTACGGCACTGCCGGATTCACACCAGACCCCTCTAGCTCAGACTACGTTCCTTACGACAGCATCACAGAGGAAATGGCTTTAGGCTGGTGTTTCGCTGACGGTGTTGATAAAGACGCTATTGAAGCAAGCCTTCAGGCTAACATTGACCTTCAGAAGAACCCAACGCAAGCAGCAGGAGTACCATGGTAATGCTTATATTAGACTATTTAAACGCCCTCACAGCCCTTGTAACGGCCTGTAGCGCCATTACGGCACTCACCCCTACTCCTAAAGACGACAAGATTGTCGGTAAGCTGTACAAGTTCTTAGAGATTGGTGCACTGGTTATTGGTAAGGCTAAAAGATAAATGCAAGAAGAAGCTAAAGCAGCAGTAGACGTAGTAGCAGTCACCACTACAGTGTCCACCCTTATGGGCTGGATTCCTGCTGTGGCTGCTGCTTTAAGTATTGTATGGACTGTCATCAGGATCTTTGAGACTGACACTGTTAAGGGCTGGTTTAATGCCAGAGATTAGTGACGATACAAAAGTTACTGTACCTCTCAGGAATCTAATAGGCTTAAGCGCTGCTTTGGTTATAGCTACTGCTGCCTACGTAACGCTTAACAGTCGTATTACTCAGTTAGAACACGGGCAGTCCATACAGGACATGACGATACAAGAGAATTATGCTTTTGTACGTGAATGGCCTTTAGGACTCAGAGGTGCACTACCTGATGACTTGATACAAAATGCTAAGATAATGGCTCTGGAAGAACAGACTTTGGAAGTCAGGGAACTAAGAACAAAGATAAATGAATTAGAGATACAGACAGGGCAGTGTAGTAGTGGAGTACGTTAATCTTATCGGTTCAATCTGGCCTATCTTTGTAGGTTTCATTGTGCTTGTCCTCACGTTGGGCAGGCTAATGTCCCGTATGGACGTAGTGGAAGAAAAGATTAAAACTTTGTTTGACTTGTGGAATAATCGCAATGGGTAAAAGAGCACCAATACAACAAACAGTTAAAACTGGTCAGGATATTATTGACAAACAGCTTGATGATGAATACTCTGAAACTGCTGTGTCTTGGTGGGACGTTAGAAGACCTGATGTTTTCTTTGGTGTTCAGGGCGAACGTACTGATGAGCAAAAAGGTCGCGTACAGCAGTTTAGACAGGAATGGGGCAACGTCAGAGGTGCTGCCGCTGTCAACGGCTTAATAGACGGCACGTATACGGCAAACCAACTTAGTGAAAACTGGGGAGCTGAGAACTTAGCTTCAGTTATTAGAGCTGAGTCTTTTGAAGTAGGTGAGTTTAATGAAGGTGATGACTTTGGATCTTACTTACAGTCACAGTTTGACAATGTGTCTAGTTTTATCAACCCAAGCGGTGAAGGCTTAAGGGGTACTTTAGGCACTATAGACACTGCCCCCGCACAAGGAGCAGGTGGCCCTAAAGGAGCTGAAAGAGGCGTTACAGTTACTGCCGGTGACATAGCTAACTCTTCTTATATTAACGCTATCCGCTCTGCTGCTGAAACAGCGGGAATACCTTTAAACATTAACTCCCCAGACAACTCAGAATATACGCTTAACGTCGGACAGTTTGATGATGTGGCCTTAGGTGAGTACAAGCAGACAAAAGAACCTACTTTAGACTTTGGAGACATGTTTGAAATAGGAGTTAAGTTTTTACTATCTACTGTTATTACTGGAGGCGCTGGTGCTTTTCTTGGGAGTCTTGCAAACGGAGCTGGAGCTGTTGCGTCACTATCCGCAGGGATTCAAGGGGGTTTAGCAAACTTAGCCAGCATGGCTTCTAGTTTAGCAAGCTTACCTTCTAATGTAGTAAAACTTATTACAGATCCTTTAGGTGGCGTAGTTTCTCCTAACGGCGGTATTATCTATAACTTTGCAGAAGCTAAAAACTCAATAGAAAACATTATAAAATTAAATGAGTTTGTCGAGAATGAGTCAGTAGTTAATTCAGAAGATCCTGAAGCTCTTATTACTAATGAAAACACACTTACTACTATCTTAGAAGAAGGTGTCCAAGCTGGTTTAGATATTGTAGAAGAGATTAAAAAAGATCAAGAAGAAGAAGCGCCTCCCCCAGAAGACATAATAGTAGAGGATGCAGCAGCAGCCTTAGAAGCTGAACAAGCAGCGGCGGCTGAAGAAGCCTACAGGCTAGAACAACAAGAAGCTGCTAGAGTTGCTGCCGAGCAAGAAGCTGCCCGTATTGCGGAAGCAGAAACAGAAAGACAAAGAGTTGCTGCTGAAGAAGCTGAAGCAACTAGACTTGCAGAAGAAAAAGCTGAAGCTGATAGGGTTGCTGCGGAAACTGAAGCAGAGAGAAAAAGAATCGCAGCAGAAGAGGCTGAAGCAGCCAGAGTTGCAGCAGAGAAAGCCGCAGAAGAAGCTAGGCTTGCTGAAGAAGCCGAAGCAGAAAGACAAAGAGTTGCTGCGGAAGAAGCTGAAGCAAAAAGAATTGCAGCGGCAGAAGCAGAAGCTGCTAGAGTGGTAGCTGAAGAAGCTGCTGAGGAAGCTAGACTTGCTAAAGAAGCTGAAGCTGCTAGGGTTGCTGCGGAGGAAGCAGAGGCACAAAGAGTAGCTGAAGCATCAGCAGAAGCACAGAGAGTAGCTGAAGCAAAAGCAGCGGCTGAAGAAGCAGCTAGAGTTGCGGAAGAAGAAGCTGAAGCTGCTAGGATTGCTGCGGAGGAAGCCGAAGCAACCAGAGTTGCAGCCGAAGCAGAAGCACAGAGAGTGGCTGAAGCAAAGGCCGCTGCTGAAGAAGCAGACAGAATTGCAACTGTAGAGGCAGAGACTGCTAAGGCAGAAGCAGAAGCAGAAGCAGAAAGAATAGCTAAAGAACAAGCCGCTGAAGAAGCTAGAGTAGCTGAAGAAGCTAGAGTAGCTGAAGAAGCTAGAGTAGCTGAAGAAGCTAGAGTAGCTGAAGAAGCTAGAGTAGCTGAAGAAGCTAGAGTAGCTGAAGAAGCTAGAGTAGCTGAAGAAAACAGATTGGCCGAAGAAGCAGCTAAAGAACTAGCCGAAGGTGACCCAGATTTAAATGGTGATACAACCATAGAAGAAGACATAGACGACGAATCCTATACTACTACACCTCTCCCTACTCCAGATCCTATAGTTGACGAAGTAGTTATAGACGAACTACCTGTAGAAGTTGGTGAAGTTGATGATACTGTAGAGGTAGTAGTAACACCTCCAGATCAGCCTGTGGACACAACTGGGCCTAGTCCTGACGGCGGTGGTGGCGGGGGTGCTGAAAGCGGGGGCGATAGTTCCGATGGAGGTGGTGCTGCTTCTACTGCTGGAGGTTCTGAGGCTTCTAGTGCTTCTGAGGCTTCTAGTGCTTCTGAGGCTGCTGGAGGTGCTGGAGGTGCTGGAGGTGCTGACGGAGACCCTGTTATTACAAGGGACGTTGGGGCTGTTGATGATGATCCTTTAATAGTAAACGAAGGAGATATTGTAGGAAGACAGATTCAAGAAGCTTATGAAGCTGAGACTGATCCTGAGTTAAAAGAAGCTTTAAAAGAAGAGTTAAGAGTTTGGTTAGAAGGTCAGGCTGGTGATCCCGAACCTATTTCTACAACAGATCAACTTCCTGAAAGTACTTTTGATCCTAGTAATAGTAACGATGGAGGTACTGGACTTACTCCTTTTGATCCTAATGACCTAGACGGAGACGGTGTACCTGACGATAGTGGTTACCCTGTAAATCCTGTAACTGATGAAGAAGAGCTAGTTTTGATTGATATATTGTCTACAGGGTCTGGCGATCTTATAGATATTGTTATTGATGAAGCTGCTAAAACAGACTCAACAGTTCCGGAGGGTGTGGATACCTCAGGTGTTGATGAATCTACAGACGTTATAGACAATATAGAAGAGGCTATTAAAGTAATTAACGGAGTTGACGGTACTGACGGTACTGACGGTACTGATGGTCTTGACGGTACTGACGGTACTGATGGTATTGATGGCACTGACGGTCTTGATGGTATTGACGGTACTGATGGTACTGACGGTATTGACGGCGATGACGGTATTGACGGCGATGACGGTATTGACGGTACTGATGGTATTGACGGTACTGATGGCGATAAAGGTGACAAAGGCGATCAAGGCGATCAAGGTGATCAAGGAGAACGGGGTTATAGTGGCATGTTTGGAGGATCTCCCTTAACAAGTCTTTCTTCCGTTAATTATCAACCCCTAAAGTATCAAACGGATCTTTTAAACAGAGTTAGCTTATTTGATTTTATAGACTATAATACTCTTAGGAACTTGAAATGACATATTTAGAATTAGTAAACGGAGTCCTAAGAAGACTCAGAGAAGATCAAGTAGGCTCCGTTAATCAAAACCCTTATTCAGCTCTTATCGGTGATCTTATTAATGACGCTAAGAGGACTGTGGAGGACGCTTGGGATTGGTCTGCTCTACGCACCACCCTTACTATCTCCACAACAACGGACATCTTTAACTACGTGCTCACAGGCAGTGGTAACAGGATTAAGATTATTGACGTTATCAATGACACGTCCAACTGGTTTATGACTTATAAAGACACGCATTGGATGGACAATGCTTTTTTAAACCAAACACCCCCTAAGTCAAGCCCTACGTTTTATAACTTCAACGGTGTAGACGTTAATGGGGACACTCAGATTGATCTGTATCCTATCCCTAACGCTGCTTACACTATCCGAGTAAACTGCGTCCAACGTAATCCTGACTTAGTTAATGACGGTGACAAGCTTCAAATCCCACACATGCCTGTACTGCACTTAGCATTGGCTTTAGCTTCCAGAGAGCGTGGGGAAACTGGCGGTAGATCAGCAGGGGAAATGTTAGCATTTGCTCAGAACTATATGTCCGATGCGATTGCTTTGGACGCATACAAGCACCCAGAAGAAACTATCTACAGGGCGGTCTAAGTAATGGCTCAGGACAGACAAAACATAACGATTGCAGCCCCTGCGTTTAGAGGTTTAAACACACAGGACTCTCCGCTTAGTTTGGATGCTTCCTATGCGTCCATTGCGGATAACTGTATTATTGACCAGTACGGTCGTATAGGCTCTCGTAAAGGGTTTACAGCACTTACTTCAAGCACAACTCCTATAAACGGTAGTAATGGCATTGAAGTTATTAAAGAGTACATTAACCCCACAGGTGCTAACGTTATTCTTTCAGCGGGTAACAATAAGATATTCACAGGCACTACTACCCTTACTGACGCAACCCCAGCAGCTTACACAATTACAACTAATAACTGGAAGATGGTAAACTTTAACGACCATCTGTATATGTTTCAGCTAGGTTATGAGCCTTTAGTCTACTCAGCGCACACAGGCACTGTACAAAAGATGTCTGCACATACCCATGCCACAGGTACGCCACCACAAGCTAATGAGGCATTAGCAGCCTTTGGTAGACTCTGGGTAGGTGACTTTTCAGCGGATAAGTCTACACTTTACTGGTCTGATCTATTAGACGGAACTGCATGGTCTGGAGGCTCTACAGGCTCCATTGACATCTCTAAGGTATGGCCTAATGGGATGGATGAGATTGTTGCCTTAGCAGCTCACAACGGTTTCTTAATCATCTTCGGTAAAAACTCCATTGTTATCTATCAAGGGGCTGTTGATCCTTCCACGATGTCTTTGGTGGACACAATTGAAAATGTAGGTTGTGTTGGTAGAGACACTGTACAGTCCACAGGTACTGACTTAATCTTTATGTCCAGTGAAGGCTTACGCAGCTTTGGTAGAACTATTCAAGAAAAGTCAATGCCCGTTAGGGATATTAGTAAGAATGTTCGTAATGATTTATTAGCTATTAACGCAGCACAAGTCAATAGCCCCTTACGCTCCATATACAGCCCAGAGGAAGCATTCTACTTACTGTCCTTTAGTGACTCTAAGTACGTCTACTGCTTTGATATGAGAACTCCTTTAGACGATGGGGCGCATAGGGTTACTACATGGTCAGACATAACCCTAAGAGCCTTTGAGAGGACTCAGGACGGCTTATTGTACGTAGGGAATACCAATGGTATTGCTACTTACAGTAACTATCAGGATTATGGTTTGTCCTACGACATGAGCTACTTTAGTAACCCACTTTCCTTTGGGGACAGTTCTCGTCTTAAAATACTCAAAGAAATTATCATTACGTTTATTGGTGGTCAGGGTGCACAGGCAGTTGTGAACTGGGGCTATGATTACAGTCAAGCCTACACTAAGCAAGTTGTTGAGATTAACTCTGGTAGTAAGACTGCATACTACAATGAAAACGAGTATAATGTGTCTACTTCAGAGTACAGTGCTTCAATTGTTGTGGATAGGCCAAAGACTAAAACAACAGGTTCAGGAACGGTAGTAACCATAGGTATGGACGCTACTATTAATCAAAACGCGTTATCTTTGCAAGAACTTAATATTCAAGCTTTAATAGGTAGGATGATCTAATGAGCAATTACACAAAGACTACAAACTTTACAGCCAAAGATACTCTTCCTACAGGAAATGCAGCGAAGATTATTAAGGGTGCTGACTTTGACACTGAGTTTGATGCTTTAGTTACAGCAGTGGCTTCAAAGGCTAACTCAGCAAGTCCAACATTTACAGGGACAGTTACGATACCAACGCTTAATGTAAGCGGTACGCTAACTGCGGGAACAATTACTGGAGGTACATACTAATGGCTCTTATTGATGACTTATTAGGGCTAGGCTTTGATGTAGCAGCCGCTACTAAAATGATGGACTCTATTAAAGAGTTTGGCACAGGCGCAGAAACAAGAGCTGGCGAGATTGGCACTGAAGCTTATGACGCTATGCAGTTTAAACCGTTCACTGTTACTTCAGGAGTAGGTAGCACAACTGCTGGTGCTGACGGTGGGTTTACAATGAACCTCTCTCCTGAGCAACAATCTTTACAGGACACACTCTTTGGTGGTGCTTCTGGTTTAGCAGGGCAAGCCACAGCAGCTTATGACCCCATCTACGAGCAACTAGCTAATCAAGCCTACGGTGGTGTTGGTAGTTTAATGTCCCAAGCTCAACAAGCTTCTTTAGACGCTGGGGCTATGGACAGAGGTGCTAGGGAAGAGCAAGTATACGGGCAGCTAAGAGCCTTACAGACCCCTGAGGAAGAAAGACAACGTTTAGCCTTAGAGAATCGTTTGGCCGCTCAGGGGCGCTTAGGTACGCGCACAGAGCAGTTTGGAGGTACTCCAGAGCAATTAGCAATGGCTAAGGCTCAGTCAGAGGCTCAGAACCAAGCGTCCCTCATGGCTATGCAACAGTCAGGAGCTGAACAACAGCAAGCACTCCAGAGAGCCGCTGGTTTACAGGGTTTAACTTCCGGTATGTTTGGAATGGGTACGCAAGCTAGAATGACCCCCAGACAAATACAGGGTGCAGACCTACAGAACTTAGCTGGAATGATGTCCGCTGGTTATGCTCCAGAATCACAGCTTCTAAACCAGTTGCAAGCGGGTACTAACATTGCTAACATAGCTGATACAGCGCGTAGACAAGCTGCAATGGAAAGAGCCGAGTCTAAAATGTCGGGTTTAAGTGCTAACTTAGAAGCTCAGAAGCTTAGGGGTGATATCTTTAAGCAAGCTATAGGATCTGCTGGGAACATTATAGGTGGCGGTGTGGGTGGTGGAGGTTTGTTTAGCAGCCTTATAGATGCTGGTAGTGATGCCTCAGACTGGGTTAAAAAAATACTAGGATTATAAGATGGCTAAATTATCAGAAAGTTTATTTCAAAGTATTAGAGACTTTGGCAAGCAAGATCCTGCATCTCCTGCCCGTAAGTTAGCTCAAGCTTCTCCGTACAAGCAGATGGGAACCACAGACCCCTTAGCTCGTCGTGTGGGCAGTTTGTTTGGCAACTTAGGGGTAGACACAAGTTATATGCAGACGGGTGAGGAGCGTGCCGATGCAGCCGTTGAGGGCATAGATGTGTCTAAACCTGAGGGCATTGCCAAAGCAATGATTGCTAGGGCGCAGTACATACAAGATCCTGCTGCTCAACAAGCTTTAATCTTAAAAGCTCAAGAGATTATGCAAGCAGAACAAGAGAAAAAAGCAGCTCAGGCAGCAGCTCTACAGCAAACGCAACAAAAAGAAGTTTATATTCAAACACTCATAGCACAAGCCAACGCAGCTAATCGTCCTGACATAGCTCAGATGTTAGCAGGAGCTGGTATAAACATTGATGATAAAATTCTACAAGAAACTGTTAAAGACTTGAGAGAAATTAAGACTAATCAAATAGAAAAAGTTAATAGCCTTGCTGGACGTAAGATAAGATACACACAGGCAGGTTTACCTTTAGAGCAATGGAATGACGCTACAATTAGAGGCATGTCCCCAGACAGCTTTAATGAGCTTATTGAGGGTAAAGTTAAAAGAAGCAAAGCTAAGAATGACTTCTTTAAAACAAAAGAAGGTGCAACTGTTGCTTATAGGGTTAATGACTTTTCAGGTCAAGTTGAGAATCCTCAGTACGGTATTGATCCCGAAGCAAAGCAGTGGGTTAACGCCAGTGAGTTAGGTTTGCTTCCAGCACCTAAAGTTACTGTTAATGAAAACTTTGCAATGAACAAAGAAGTCAATGCTAAGATAGTAGAGATGGGTATGTCTAGTTTTGAACAACTTAATGAACAAGCTGGTGATGCTCAACAAGGTTTAATTACTAATCAAATAGCTTTGGATAATATTGATGAAGCTTACTTAGGTTTAGGCGCTGGCGCTAAATTAGGATTAGACAGGGTTGGAGCTTTTATTTCAACAGCTACAGGTCAAGACTACGATACTGAAAACATACAGGCTACTGAAACTTTCGTGATTAGCAGAATTAAAGAGATGGCTACGTTTATTAAAGCTCTTGGTTCTGGTACAGGTTTGTCGGACAAAGATGCTGAGTTAGCTTTACAGGCAGTAGCTGGAGATAAGTCTCTTGACAGGGAAACTATAAGGGGCGTTATTGAAGAGTTTATGGCTGCTCAACGGTTCGTTATTGGACAGAATGACAAAGCTATTAACATACTAAGTAGAGATAAAAACCTTACTAGACCTGATTATTTAAAGTTAATTACTTTGTCAAGTGAAGGTAGACCTCCTTCCGCTAAACCAGCAGGTACTCAAGTTGGAAGATTTACTGTTAGAGAGGGGTAAAGGCTAATGCCAACATATACGGTTACTGATCCAAACACAAACAAAACTTTAACACTTGAAGGAGACTCCCCTCCTACGGAAGAAGAGCTTGAGGAAATCTTTGCTGGATATGCTCCCGCAGAGCCTACGGGTTATCAGGCTCCTACCTTTGCTGAAATAGGTTCTGGGCTTATTGAAGACATTTCTGGAGCAGGTAGGACACTTGCTTCAGGTGTTAGTGGCGCTATGGAAGACTACCAGCAAGATAAGCTACAGTTTTCAAAGTACCAAAGCCCAGCAGCTACTGCGGCTGTCTTAGGAGTTACTGAGGGTGTCTTACCCGCCGCTGGGGAAGCTGTTATTGGCGCAGGTAAAGCTGCTTTACAAGCCGTAACCCCTGCTTTTATAGAAGAACCCTTTGTCAACGGGGCTGTGGAAGCCTTTGGTGCTGCTGGTGATTTTATAATGAATAACGACTGGGTAGGCCCTGTGCTTAACATGGCTAAAGAATCTTTATCGGACTACAGCAACTGGAAAAACTCTTCGGAAGAAAATCAAAGAAAGGCTAGAGTGTTAGAGTCTACTATTGACGTTGCCAGTATCATAGCTCCCGCTAGTAGGGCAAATTTCCTAACTGATGGCTGGGAAGATTCTGGACGTAAGTTGGTTATTGCTGGAGACAAGAAAAAGTTTACCAATAAACAAGAAGCTGTTACAGACCTTTTACAACCTAGAAACATAGGTAAAGGTTCTGGAAGGGTTACTGAAGAAGGGCCATTGCGTACTAAAACGTACAACCCCACGGAGCAAGAGCAGCAAGCTATAAGCGTAATAACAGGTCTTCCTGACATTAAACCTAATAGGTCTGCTACTTATAATATGAATGTTGTTCAGGATGAACTAGGAAAAGCTACTGACAGGCTTAATGTGCGTATAGCTGCTAAAGGTAATCCTAAGGTAGATGCGCAGCTTATACAACAAGAATTAGATCAAGACTTAAACAATCTCTTTAAATCCCCGTCTTTCTTTGGAAACAAAGCTGTAGTGGCCCATGCTAAAAGAATGCAGAATTTAGCTAACAAGTTAGTTCTTGATAGTGACGGCACTGCTTTAGGTCTTTTAAACGCTAGAAGAGAATTAGATCGTGTGTTAAAAGCAAACTCTCCTGCTGTCTTTGACGCTGACTTTGAAAACGCTAAGTCACAGGCTATGCGTATTATCAGGAATAAACTAAATGCTTCTGTAGCTGAAGCAGTTCCTGAAACAGACGTATTAAGACAGCTTAAACGTCAAAACTTAATGTTCAATGCTTTGGATACTTTGACTGATAAGTCTAATTCTGAAGATTTAACGTCAGTAGCCAGAGCCATTACACGGTTAGAGAAGTTTACAGGTCTTAATGCCCCTAGCTCTGTAGGTGGTTTAGCGGTAACGGCTGGTATAGGTACAACGGCTTTAGCTTATAGTGGTGCTTTACCTTATCTTGCGGGAGGAGCTGCTGTAGCGGGGAGCATGTATGCTTTAAGGGCTGCTCAACGATCTGGAACGCTTAAACAAACATTAGGTGTTACTTTAACAGGTTTAAACAAGGCTATTAAAACCGCTGAAGGTGCTTTGTTAAAACAACTAAAAGCAGACAGACTTGCGGTTATTGCCTACATGCAGGACGCTAGAGAAGAAACAGAAGAAAACGGGATGGGGGTTAAATAATGGCTGGCTTTGAAAAAACCTTTCAAGACTTTTCTAAAAGAACACAGGACAATAATAGAGCTTTAATGCAGGGAGACATTAACGTAGGCCAGAGGCTTTTAAGGTCTACTGGTGATATTGTAGGTTTAGGTGGCGGTCTCTTTGGAGATACTTTAGGAGTTGTTGGCGATTATATTACCCCAGACTCTTGGGGTGTTGAAGCAGCTTATCAAGAAAACATTGAAAAGCCTTTGCAAGAAGTTATTAGGTCGGCTGCTGATACTGACATAGGTAAAAAAGCAGTTAGGTTTGCCAAAGAAAACGACGAGCTTATGACAGACTTGGGCGCTATTAGTAATGTCCTCACTGTTACTCCTGTGGGTAAAATAGCCAACAGCGTTGCCCGTAATATGCCCACGGAAGTAAGAGGTTTTTATTCTGGTAATCCTCTTGTAATGGCTGCTGGTGTACTAGAAGCAGGAGCTTCTGGTGCTAAAAACGCTTTGCTTAGTTCTTTTAATCCAAAAGCTTTAGCCTTACAGGCTGAAACGGGCATTACTAAAGGTCTTACTCAGCAAGCTAAACAAGCAGAAGCTTTAGTAACTAGACGTAGTAAGCTTCAAGAACAAGCTAAACAAGGCCCATACGACCAAAGAATAAAAGCTCAGAAAGATCTGGATAAGTTTGATGAGCGTTGGAACGGTTACGGTTCAATGACAGAAGGTGCTTTGGCTTATACTTATCTTTTTAGAAAACAAACAGGGGAAGACATACCTGAGTTTTTACAGAAAAACTTTGAAAAAATGAATGTATTAGGTAGCGATGTAGGCCCCTCAAGACAAAAGTTTAATGACATGGTTTTTGAAGAGCCACGCGCTAAAGTAACAAACACTTTAGAAAACCCCTCTATGTCTGCAAAGAATCAAGATTATATTCAAGAAAGAATATATCAGACTTGGGAGATAGGTGATAAAGAAAGAGGAAGAACAGCTATTGTAGTTAAAGATCCTGAAAAACAGCACAGCATGACGGATCAAGCGCGTAAAGGTAGAAATGATCCTGCACTAAACTTTTTATTTTACTTTGATGATAGCATGGATTTAAAAACAGCATCGCCTTCTGAGGTAATATCTGCTGCTACAGGAAGATCACTAACTAAAGTGCAGAAAGATATTGTTCAGAAAAACAAAGAAGGAAAGTCTCTTACTGAGCCTCAGTTAAAAACCCTAAAAGAAGCTGAAAGGCGATTAGCATCTGAACCTAAGATGACATGGGATGCTGACCAAGAGTTGTTTATAATACAGGACTCGTTTAAGTCAGGTGCTAAAGAGCTTGGGGGTGTTAATCGGATTACTACTTTAAACAAGAACGGTGATGTAAATGTAATTGTTAGCGACAGGCACGATATGTTGGGCTTTGATCCTATAGACGGTAAGCCTCTTATAACGGTCTTCCCACCTATTCAATATAACGTGTATAGAGGAAGGGGCAAAGATACATATAACGCTGGAGAAACCCCAGAGCAAGCTAGAAGGCGGCTTGCAAACGAATTGGGGGAATCCTTAGATACCGTAAAACCCTCGTATACACAAGCGGGAAAGATAAAACAAGGGTCTTCTAAAAGATTGGGGGGAGAGGTTGTAGGAGAATACTCTCCAGTTGGAGCAGAACCCACGCCTTTCTTGAAAGACCCTGTTTACGGTTCAAGGTCAGGAGTAGCCCGTAGGGTCAATCAAAGGATAGCACAGGAGGCTGATAACTTTAGCCCTACTGCTAGGCAGTTTGCTGGACAAGTTCCTAGAGTAGCTACTAACGCAGCTCTAGCGGCTAATTATGGCGCTGGTATGCTCTCAGGACAGCCTCAGGAAGAACAGTGAACAAAAGGGGGCATTGCGCCCCCTAAGTTTATATCTCGCAGACTCCAGCTACACAAGCTAAGGTTTGCGCTCCTTCTGTGTTGTCTTCCTTCTCTTCAATGTCCCATTCAAACTGCTTGGGCATCTCCTTGCTTAACTTCTGGTACGTCTTCTTGTCTATCTTCTGGTACGGAGCTTGCTTGTACACATGCTCTGCTTCAGGTAGAAAGCTAATACCACTGACGGAATCAAAGTTCTCCCAGATCCACTGACAGACAGCGTAGAAGTTATCATCGTTGTAGTAGCAAGTCATAGAAGGCTTGTGCTCACACCAATGGTCTTGATAGGTCTTCCAGAGCCTGAGCTGCTCCATAGCTCCCATGCTTTCCACAGTCACAGCCTTCTCAGGAGCCTTCTGAGGGAACGAGAATACCCAGTTAGAGTTATTCATTACGTCCTCTTCATAAGGAAACCCAGCTTCAATCATGGCGGTAGCCAGAGGGTCTTTCTTGTCAGCTCTAACAGTACGAACGTAGTAGTCGCTAAAGCGTGGGTGAATACCGCTGGCGCTGTCGGTCAACTGTGAGACAGTACCGGAGGGCTTGACGCACGTAATGGCTACTGACTGGTTGATACCCAGAGCTTCGGCCCACTGTCGGTTAGTCTCTACCGATACAGTCCTCAGGTTGTCCAGAAGCTTACCCAAAGCCTCCTCACCTGTAGACCCGTTGGTCAGCTTACAGTCCATGATGCCTGTCATTGAGACACCCAGAAGCGCCTCTTCCTCTGTGTTACGCTTCCAGATGTTCCGTAGGTATCGGAAGTCCGTAAGGGTAGCCTGTAGAGTCCCTAAGATGGTCGCTAGGCGCACCTTCTCCTTGAGTGACTGCAAGGTATCGTCTGGGCGTACAATCACCTCAGAGAGATTACAGAACTGATAGGGGCGTAGAATGATCTCAGAGCAAGGGTTAGTTCCAAACTTGTGTGTCGCATCCCTGCGCTCGTTACGTGCTGCTACCTTCTGTGCTGCAATGCGGCTAAAGATCCCACGCTCCCCAGACTTAGAGTCGTACAGGCGCTTCATCTCGGATGAGTAAGTGTCAAAGTCAGGCTTCTCAGAGTACACAGCACTGTTGTTTGCTAAGGCTCGCTGACCGTTGCTAATGTACCACTCACCGTTCTTAGCGTTAGCCATACGATTGTCAGTAACATTGCTCAAAGAGATTAGGGCAGACCTACGGACACCACCAACAACTACAATGTCTGCAATCTTACACACTAAGTCATGGCACTCAAGGGACGTTAGCTTGCGCCCTGCTGCACCTTTGAACAAGTCCACTGAGAAGTTAAACAAGTCAGCCAAAGGTTGTGGCCCACTGGCTCTACCGCCAAAGGTCTTGAGTCTAGCCCCTGCCAACCTAACCTTAGTCAAGTCACACTTAGGAACCTTACCAGCGTACAGGAGGCTTATAAGCTCTCTGAAGGCGCTTGCCCAGCCTACCTTACTGTCGGACACCACAACGGTTGTCTTTGTGTCATGGAAGCTGTCAGCAACCACAGGGAGCTGATTAACGTAGTCCCGCTCAACGCTGAACCCTACGCCCGTACCGCACATGAGAATGTACATAAGCTCGTCAAAGGATCTAGGGCTGTCTATGGGCAGGTAGGAGCAGTTAAAGGCTGCAACATTGTCCCGCTTTAAAGCTGCCCCTGCGGTCATCATACAGCGCATGGAAGGCATTACCTTCTGCTCAAAGATGGCGTTGTACAGCTCTTCAGCCATAATGTCGTCTATCTGGTTACGCTCCGTGAAGAAACTAACGTAACGATTAATGGTCTCTTCCCACTCCTCTCTGCGTTGCTCATCGTCCATGTAACGTGCGTATCGTGATTTATGTATGTATTGTTGATATTGATCCATTAGAGTTCGTAGTCCCCTCCAGTTAATAGTGATAGTTTTAATTGATCCAGTAAGAAGTATAAGTCAAGAGTGTCCATAT